CTGTAATTAGGATTTACATCCCAGGTACACAACCTGAAACACAGCATTTCTTTGGCGTCCAGGCGACCTTCTTCAACCTGTTTCCACAGAGTGTCGGACATGTCACTCTCTTGCCATGCAGATCCAATAGCAATCTTCAAGCCGCCGTCAGAGCGATGTTTGAAACGCGTGGTACCCTTACCGACGTTATTCCAGAGAGCTAGTCCTGAGCTCTCTACGGTAGCTCCAGGCTCAACTGCAAATCGGTTTACCTCGTCCATTAATAGGCCCCAAAGGTTCTTACCTACAAGACCGGCTCCTCGGGAATGTCCTGCTCGGAAAATAATGTTCTTTTTTCTGTGGATGATTTCAGTGGTTTGAACAACAATATCACCCCGTTCAATCATTGCTCCAAAGTATGCAGAGGATTCCATACGAGCTTTTGTGTATGCAAAGATCGTATCTTTAGCCTGCTGCTCGTTTGTTGCAATTGACAGAACAAATATAGGGTCTCCTGCAATCAAGCCTAGTTCAGCTCCAGGGTTATCCATCTTTGTAAGACGATAAAACTCATAAGCAGACATACCACCAGTAATTGAGGAGTTATGAGAAACAATTCCATTTGCCACAAACTCCGCAACCTCTGGAACGCAAATATCGTAGGTAGGCTCGTGAGTGTCCCAAATTTCTGTTATTGGGTCAAAGAACAGGTTCTGAGTGAGCAGTTCTTGCAAGAACTTGATTTCTTCTTCACACCCATCTACTTCCTTGAAGTAGTTAATAATTTCTAGAAGTTTGTTATAAGTTATGCCAGATTGACTATCCGGATTCTCTCTTAGCAAAGTACCGCCGCATTGGCGGCGTATACTACCCCACTTGTCAACACGACCGGAACCCCTTGCAACCATTCCTTCTTTTAGTTTCATCTTTTTTAGCATGGTATGCAAATAAGGAACTTTATCTACTGTATCAACTAGAGTGTCAGGAGCCTCTTCTAAAATTCTTTGCTTACGTTCAAGACCAAAACCAATACTATTAAAAAATCTACGTGCGTTCCTACCGTAAATATGTAACGTCCAATAGCTATTGGTAGTGCCGTCTTTTTTAGTGTAGTTACCGGTGTAGTAAGCTCTGCTTGAAACAATCCCAAATCCCAGTAGTAATACCTGTACTTCTTTAAGTAACTGCTCAGAAGTGGAAGCAAGCCCTACTGTTAGACGCTTCTTGAGGCCGTATTTGCCCTTAGTAGTACTACAGCTGGCAAATCCATCTGTGTCGTACAAACCCCGCAAGAAATGCCGCACAGTCTCTTTAGATGATGTTCTTATTGCAGCGGGAATCTTCTTAGTGTAAGAAGTTGTACGATTGAGACTCAGAGACTCTAAGAAGTCCCTTATGACCACAGAATGGTAAGACACACAGTTAACTTTAGTATTATCCAAGTAAGGTCTTACAGTAGGTTTTACGCCAAACTGTTTTTCAAAGATTTGGCAGTAATCTTCTATTAGTGATTGATCCATAGAAGTCAGAACAATAGAAGAAGACTGGTTTACACCGCCATCACCAACCAGATAACCAAGAATACGGCCAAGTTCAGGAGACATGTGTGTTGGCAGTTTATAGGGGTTTACCTTTCTCTTACGCTCTTTTGGTTGAAACTCTATTGGCTTATCAGTTCCAAACCCGGCGTGGTTACGCTCTACACACAAAACATCTCCGACCTTTACGTCCGGAAGCTTTTTCCATGCAAACTCCCCATCCTTTGTAAAGACCAGGATTGGGTGTACTACAGAACCGCCAACCTCGTAACCAAATCTAGTCCTAAGGTTTATGACCCTCTCAGAAGGTCTGGAAATACCCGCCGCAGTACGCTTAAATCCAAACCTAGTGTGTACATCAACACTCAGCGGAACAATGGTCTCCTCTGAAACATTTGATGGTAAATATTCATCCTGATACAGGAATCCGCGACCTTTGATAGACGTTAGGGCAAGACTTAGGCACTTGGAACTACCCATGCCAGATTCTAAGGACAGGTTTTTATAGCGCTGCCCAGGCACCCAAATAGCCTTCTTTTCTGCAATCCAGTTGTCCATGATGAGTTGCTCATCGAACTCGTCATCGGGCCCGTGACCCCACTGGGCAAGCTTCTGAAGCCTGTTAGGGTCGTCTGGGTTGATGCATTCAAGCCACTTACCCTTACCCAGCGGCAAGCCATAAAAAGACTTCATGATGACCCGCTGAGCAGGGAACAGGTACATGCCCAGGATTTCCCTGCAAAACTCAATAGGTCCTAGCAGTTCGTCTTCTTGCTGTAGCGCCTCTGAGATGATGTCGTCTAACAGGCCGCCAAAGCTTTGGTCTTTCTTATCTCGGGCCATTTTATAGTTTCATTACCTGAATATCGCGTACTTCATTATCTGAGCTTACATAGCTTAAGTACAGTACTTGACCAAAAGACATGGTGTCTATGTATGCTTTTTCTACAAGGGTTTCTCCAAAAATATTCGAATGCAGATTAATTCTACATAAAAATAACCTGTTTTCGTCGTATAAACTATAAGGCCCAATAATGTCTGGTATATTTAGTTCAGAATCATTAACAGTAACAAAGTGTGTTTTATCTGCATGATTTATTATTTTATATAAAGTATCAAATGGCAAATTTGCAATATAAGATTTATCTGGTATTTCAGATAAAAGTTTGTCAATAACTAATTTAAACGTATCTTCAACGTAATAATCAGGTCCTTGAAGCATAGTGTTTATTCACCCACAACTGATCTAAGTCCGGAATCACCTGTAGCTCTAGTAGCTATATTACTATTACGTAATAACTTAAGTGAACTTTGTAAATCTATTACTACCTTAAGTTGTACTGCTCTGAGTGCTGATAAATCCGCATCAGTTTGGTTAGCTCTAGGAGAGCCTAAGTCCATAGTCTTAATAAATGTAATATATTCTTGCAACCTCTCGGGAGCAAAGAACGGATTTGAACCACTCTTAGCATTAGTTATAAATTTATCATTTAATTGTTGGTACCCTCGTTGTATTACGTGGGCTTCGTGAGAAATATCGGCTGTACTAAGTTTATTAATATAAGTATCTACAGCTAATTTCCAACTATCAAGAGTACTTTCTAACTTTGTTTTAAAATTACCATTCTTACCTATGTTTGAACTACCTATACTAGTTATAGTTGCTTTAGCACGCTTTAATTCAATTAAAATTTGTTTCTTATCTTCTAAAAACTTTTTAAGCTGTGTGTTAGTAAAATCTTCAGCAATAGTAGGTATATACTTTTCAACATCATCTATATATAAAGCAAATCCTGAAGGATCATTTACAAACATATTAGCAGTACCTATAGATCCTTCCTTATTTATTTTTTCTACAGCATTTGCTACAGCTTCAAGTCTATTAGCTATATTATTTTTTTCTAGTTCTAAAGTAGGATTGGTTGTATGTGCAACTCTAACTCTAGCAATATAGGTTCGTAGTAATGATAAATTACTTACGAATTCATTATAAAATTTAAGAACGTGCACATTACTAAAATATGATGTATCAAAATTAGTATAGTTAGTAGTATTGCCTTTAGATTCCCACGCTAGCATATTTGTTTTTATATCATTTATAAAAACACTAGATACAGCACGATAGTTTTTAAACATCTGAACAGCACTGCTATTAGAAGTATTTGTAGGAAGTATCCCATTCCACCGAGTAATTAACTTAGATAAGTTTGTAGATAGTGCATCTTTTGTATTAACTTTGGGAATAGACTCACGGCGCTGTATTACTGAATCTTCTGTGGCAACAATATCTCTTGGTTTTGGAATAGCAGCCGGTAATTTAGATTTAAGATCACGAATAGCAGCCGGTAATTTAGGTTTAAGATTACGAGTAGCCCTTAATCCCGAACTAGGTGCATTAGGGATACCAAGATTTAATATATTAGTTCCTGGAAGTGTAGTAATATTTCTAGACTCATCAACTAAAGGAAAAAAGGGCTCTGCACGACCAATACGTGGAGGTCCAGGAGTACCAGTAGATACAGTTGCTGTTGTAATTATCTTTTTCATAAAATGATCTGTAATTCTAAAACTTATTTGGTACCAAACACGATCATCAGATTTTATAAATCGCTGAAACTGATGAATATAGCCCTTTACATTAATAGCTATACCCTGGTCTTCATCGTCTCTTTGACTGCCAGCATAGCTCCTAATTGTTAGCTCAAGCATTTCACCAGACAACTGCATATACCTAATAATGTTAGACTCTTGTTGAGCTCTATAGTAATTTGCGCTTGTGTTGTAAGTTAAACCATCGCTAATCGGTAAGTCTTCAAATTGTGAGCTATCAAATCGAGAACCTTGTTCTGCAAGGCTTCTCATACCTAAGAATGAGCCTACAAATTCAATAACTTCTTCGTTAATACCCATTACTTGGTAAATTGGTCTGCCACCAGGTACATTTAGTTTTGCAATATTCAAACTTGATTTCCAAGAAATTCCATGACCTGCCCCAGGAGGTTGCATACCCTGATTACTAGAGCTGCCATAAGATCGTATAGCAGGCATTACTTCAAACGTATACTTTTCTTTACTTGCTAAAGATTTAATTTGTGCAACCGAAGCCATTTTCATTTCAGCAGGAGGAAGTGACGGCCTTCTAACTCCCCTTAAAGCAGCTTCTTGATTAATAGTAAAAATGTTTTTTCCTGCAATAACCGGATTAGCTTTATTAAACTTTTCCCTCTCATCTAGAGTTTGGAGCTCAATATAAGTATTTAAAATAGCTATTGGGTACCCATCATAAGTTGCGCCTACAATAGTATCACCGCTGTCTAAAGCAGTTTTATAAGCAGTAACAGCATCTCGAATTTTTTTATTAGACACTAAAGGAACTGTTCCACTACTAGTACGAGATCTTACACGTCCAGTAGAAAAGCCCTCTAAAATATCTTTGGCTTTTGCAAAACCCTCTGTAGAAAACGCTTTATTTGCAGCACCAATAACTGCAGCAGTAACTAATCCTGCATGAAATCTTGCAGCAGCAGCCTGTGAAACTTTATCATCAAGGTTACGTCGAACTATTTCTACGTCTTTGTAATTGTTTGATCCGTGTAAGTAGTTAATTGAAAGGTTTTGAAGTGCTGCTACTGTAAGTCTATTTACATGACTATTTGTTACATCTATGAGCAACCTTGGATCATTTGTTGGATTATATACAGGTACAACGGTACTTGTTGTACCTAACCTATATCCTATAAATCCTTGAAGTTCTGGACTATCTATAGTCTCAAAACCATAGGACTTGTTTATACCTGCAATTACACCGGCGTAGTCTATATTGTATTGTAAATCGCCCTCTAAACCTGTAGCGTATTTTCTAAAAACTGGTGTATAAGTCCTCTCAGGGGGTGTAGTAGTAGTAGTAGTTGTAGTAGTGCCACCACCAGCAACTCCATTAACAGTAAAACCATTTCTCTTAGTAATAGTTAACTTTACGTCCTCTCCAAGGTAAGGTTGAGGAAAACTTACAGATACATTTTTAGCTCCAACTGTAGCTGGGAGTGTAAAGTTTGCAGTGATAGTACCATTAGTGTCGTTATAGTGTATGTTACTACCACTAGTATTACCAATACTTACACCAGAAGGAGTTCTACCTTGTGGAGGTAATTTACCATTAAGTTTAATACTAACTGTTAGAGACGTATTTGCTGTTCCACTGCTTGGCGTAACACTATTAATTACAAGACCGCCAGTAGTATTCGAGTCTCCAGAAGGCTTTGCTACCTCTTTTCCTGGATCACAGTTTGGTTTTGGCTCTTCATGGCATGGACACGGTGGATTTAAAGCATCAGTTGCGCTCTGAGCCGGGCCTGATATAGCACCATTTGCCCAGGCAACTAGTCTGTTTGTTAGCCACTCACTTACAGCGGTATATGCTTGAGCCTGCTCTCCTGGAAAATACGTGTTTAAAATCTTTTGTAAAACAGTATTACCAGACTGCAACCAAGCACTTGTCGCTTGTGGTTTATCAAATATTGCAATATTTGATAAAACACTACTTAGATTTTCTTCAACGCTTTTAGAAATAGCTGGATCAACTTTTAACGCAACCAAGCTAGCTTCAACTAAACCAGAAATAAGTTTTGCAGATGCTCTAGGATTAGCCTTAGGATTAAATACCGGCAGGAATTGTCCGGGTCGTGATTCAAACAAATACACTAAGTTATTAAAATAAGTACCATTAAGAGTTGACCACGGATTTTGTGGATCTCCCCCAGTTTCAAATAATCCGGCAAAACCATCATTTATAAACCTTACAAAGCCACTAGACTTTGTAACAACCGTTGTACTATTAGATGTACTAGCTATATTATTTATACTTCTATTAATACTGTCATTAGTTATACTTGTTGCAGTATCTACAACATTCTGGATACGTACATCTTCAGGTAAACTAGTTGACGTTTTTGCTAAACTTAATAATGCATTTTCTACAGATACAAATTTTTCAACATCAGGGGCAAGTTGTGTATTTGGTGGATATTGTATAGTTAAACCGTATACTTCTGGCGCAGTATAAGAAGACTGGTTATTAATACTTTTAAGTCTTTCTTTTATACTATTTGGTAGTAAAGTATCATAAGCTTCTATAAGTTTAGTAAACCTATAATTTATTTTTTCTTCTTGGTTGTTACCAATATTATAAGTAAGTACTTCTTTTACTTTGTTAACAAAATCAATTGGTAAATTAACAACTTGTACGCTAGGTGCTAAGGAAGCTACGTATTGTTTTTTAGCAGTATCAATAATATCTTTATTTGACTGCCTATAATTTAATTTTGCATCTACAGCTAAGCTAGATGCAATCAAATGTGTTGCAAAAGAAATTTTTTCTGCAATAACAGGGTGACCAACACTTTGTAAAATATTTTTTGAATCACGTAAATTACTTGGCGGCCTTTCACGAGCAACCCAAAGATTTGGTTCAGTTTCTTTTGGAATTACAGTTTCAAAAGAATAAACAGCATTTCCACTAGAATCTTTAACAACAAAGTCTTCTACAAATTCTTTAGAAGTTAATCCAGTACTTTCTCTGTATGTTGTAACTGAACTTACTCGAGTTACAGTTCCACCTGGGGTATAAACAGTGTCATCATCATCATCTTGATAAGAATCTGTTGGTGTTACTTCTATAGAAATAATTTGGCAAATAGCTGTATTACCATTAAAAATATAGTTGTATCCAAACTTATTTTTACTAATTACAGCATAAGTTGTAACAGGTACTTCTGTTGCAGTTGAAGGCTGAAACGTAAACTCAGACTGAGCTTCGTTAGTACCCCAGCGCATAATTGTAGGAAAGTACTTTTGTAAAGTACCTAAATAAATTACTTTAGCTATAACAAGATTTGATAAAGACTGTAAATCTTTATTCAAGTACTCAAATAATACAGACTGTGCAGCTGATCCCTCGTATTCTGGTACAAGCAGTGTATGTCCTCTTGGATTAACATCACCAAGGTTATAAGGAATTTTATAAACCGGGTTGGGGCCATTAGATTCAGGTGTACCTAGCAGTACACAATTTAAATCCTTAAATGACACCGAATCCGTTGGGCTTGGGTCTATTAATACTAATGCACTACCTGTAGAAACTGTCAAACCAAAAGAATCAAATCCACCTAAACTAATACTCGGTAAGTACTGTGCTTGAACTTCACGGTCTACGACCTCTCTACCTACTTTACTAAGTAAACGCTCACTTACAGTAATAGGTTGGCCTGCTGCCACAACAGGAAATTGTTCAGGCAAGGTATCAAGAACAAGGTTAGTAATAAACCCCCAAGTGTTTAAGAGCCCACTTAAGTTTAACTTGTAACGAAGCGACAAGTTTAAAATAAAATCATTGTATTCTTCTAAGTAGTTTCGAGAAAAATCTTTTATATTGTATTTTTCTTTATATAATTTTGGTACATCAATAGTTAGTACTTCGCGTAGCCCTTCCCAATCAGCAAAAATATTTACTAGCTCTAAAAGAAATCCATACGAAATATCTGGTTCAGGCTGAGTTTCAAAACCCTCAAGAAGCAGTAACTCATTACCGTTAAATCCCAAACGTTGCTTACGGTAACACCTAACAAGCTCCAAACCCAACATCTCTTCAACACTAAATCTAACACTCGGGTTATGTAATGATGACACTACAGGAGCTTCTGAGAGGCTGTAGAAGCCCACTGCACGAGCTATTCCATAGTAGAACGCCCCACGGCCAAGAACTTGTACAGAGGTCTCAGAGAGCGCATAGGGGTCTTTAGCCTGGTAGCTTAAAGCTGCTAATCCCAAAGCTTCTACTAGTTCAATAACATAGCCACTAGTATTGAAAGCTTTAATCAAATCAGGTAAGTAGTCAATGTTAAGCTTTATAAGGCCTTCTAAAGGGCTCCAGACAGCAACCTGGTTAGCAGTAAACTCTTGGTCAGCTGCGCCTGCCTGTCTAAATGTAAGGCTTGATAAAGTAGTTTGCCGGCTTGCGTGATTTCCAGGAAAGTTACCTGTTAAAAACTTAAGCTTTTCTACACAAGCTGCAAGATCATTAACAAGCTGATTAGGGTTACTAATTTGATCTATATAATTTTTATCTAGCTCAAGCTTTACAGTACCCTGGGGAGAGTTTAGTACAGTATAAGACATGCCCTAACCTCTATAACACATGCGTTTCAATATCACTAATTTGAGGATTATTCTGGAATGCAGTCGCAGTATAAGAAATAACAATTAGTAATTTTTTACGTATGTTATCAGCGTTATCTTTTATAGTTACTACCATACCGCGTAAAAGACCTGCATCTACATACTCTTGCGGTGTATCTACAAATCCTTGAGCAGTATAAGTAGTAGTTAAACTATCACCAAAATAGCTGTACTTTACTTCTACTTTATAATCTTCAAGTGCGGGAAACGCATTACCATCTACAACCCAAGTAAGTGTATCTACTCTTGTAGGTTCAGCTGCCAATTCAGCTGAATTAGCGTAAGTAATGGTATTGCTAACATCTCCAGATAAAATATTTTGTGTAATTAACGCTGGTAAGATCTTTAAAAGATCAGAAATTTGATCATTAATTTGTTGTTGTTCTACGACGTTTGTAAGCCTAAACCGGTATTGCTTAATGTCATTTGCACTGTTAATTGGTACAGTAACTAGAGCAAGAGGTAGTTTATTATTTTCCTGTAAAGCTGTGAGTGCTGCAGTTTCACCTAAGTCAGACGCATTCCCAAGTAGCTGATAACCTAGACTCCCGTCAGGACCATCTTCTCGAACATTACCTGAAAAATAAACAATATATTTTGTTATTTGACTTCCAGTATATTTGTAAACTATGATGGAGCTTCTAAAACTTACATCACCCTGACTAAAAGATAAGTACGGGCCATTAATTGTATTACTATTTGGATTACTCCAACTAGATAAAAGAATATTAGATGTAGTAGATTCTTTTGAAGTTGTTAATTTAAATCCTGTATTAAATTCTTCACTTGTATCATAAGTTAACTGAGAATTTAGAGTTGGCGGTAAAGTAAGGTCAACTGTAGCAGTATATAAAACTGTTAAAGCTGTACCTACTTGTGGTCTAATAGAGGCTCTACGGACAATAGTATTTTTCTGAAATACTAGCGGCTTATAGTACCACCCAATTACTGCTCTTTTAACTGGTAAATTATTAACTATTTGTGTTCTGAATACAATATCCCAATCTAGACCGCGTTCATAAACTCTCGTATTATCACTAATTTTTACAATTTCTGATACGTTTGGAACACCTAGTAGTTCGAGGTCTGCAATAGGTATTGAAGCATCATCACCAAGATGGACACCTTCACCATATACATTTGAATTACCAGTATAGGTAATAGTTTCTTTAAAAAGTGATAGTGCTGAAGCACCATCTATAGATATAAATGTACCAAAAGTAACTTTATGTACACCAGTTGTAAAAGCAGTAATTTCTGGGGTTGTTAATGTAACCGTATTATTGTTTTCTGGGTAAATAGTAACTGTTTTACTAGATTGATTTCTATTATTACTCGTACCAACTTCTGGATTAATTCCTAAAAACAGCCTTCCTTTTACAAATGCATTACCAGGACTTACTTGAACTTTATGGCTTTGACCACTAATTTGAGAAACTTCAAGACCCTCAATTACTGAGCTACTAACAACATTACTAAGACGTTCAGATAAAAATGAATCTGTTAGTTTTGTGTATTCTCGGTTTGGTAGGCTTGAAATAATTTCTCCATTATAAGTAATGTGTACTGGATAAATTCTTGTAAGGGCATCTTCTTTTGATACCCCGTATTCTTCAATAAAAGCAGATTCAATTGTATCGTTTAAGTCAGTATCTCTAATAATGTAATCTAAATTATCACTAACAATAGCTGGAATTACTTGATTAGATAGTAGTGTACCATTTAAACTAGTAAAACTATTATTAGTAAAATCACCATGACTAATATAGCTAGAAGGACCAACAACAAAACTACTGTAAGCTGATCCAGATGCAGTTACAAACTGTTTGTACTTAGGTTTACGTTCTTCATTCTTATAAAGTAAGTGCAAGTCGGAAATATAAATTTCTATCCCTGTACTGATTGAACTATTACTAGTAATTTCTAAACCAATGTTAAGTGGTGTACTAGAACCTACCCCCAAACTAGTTAAAATATCTGGTGTAATTTCTAGAGATATATTAGATGCTGTTCCAGCGGTTAAACTTGTTGAAGGATTGCTGTTATTAGGTACAAGCGAAGAACTACTAATAAAAAGCTGTGGACGAACTGAAATTGTATTACCATTACCTGGATTTACTACTTTAACTGAAAACTTTATTTTTGAACCTGGTGTGATAGTCTTACTTTCTTTAGAAAAAATCTTTAGTAGTGTTGCACCAGTAACCGCTGGTGGTAATGTAACTTTTGCGTTATACACACAATCTGAAGAGATGCTTTCAGTAGTATCAATATTAAAAACAAGGCTTGCAGCAGTGTTAGGATCGTTAGTTATTCCACCTAAATTATTAATTTTTTTATCATCAAAGTCTGATACAGAAAGCGTACCAGCAACCCAAATAGGCGTGACTTTAAGTCTATTAGCACCAGGTAACCCTAAAGCTGTACCGTTTATATCACTAATTGCAGGGTCGTATAAGCTAGCATCTGAAGCAGACTGTACTACTTCTTTTCTTAGATAAACTCCTAAAAAGCCCCATAGTGGTACATCATTTTTACTCTTTGGAACAGCTAAACCTGTAACTTTTTCAGAAACTTCGTGTACAACCCCATCAATCCAGATTTTTCCTGAACCCTCTGTATTGTAAGTTACAACTGGTAAAAACTCTGAATCAAAAGTTTTATTGCTTTCAGCTAACCTAGTTAAAAACATCCCAGAAACAACGTCGCCGTTTTGTAAAAAACTATCACCTGTACGTTGTACAAGATCTTTAGCAAGCGACTGAATCTCGTTTAGTTCTGCAGACTGCGGAACTTCACCAGCAATATTTCGCCATTCAAAAAAGTTTTTGGATTTACTGTATCTATTGTAATAACCGCTATCTGGGGTAAAAGGCATATTATTTTACCTACACTTACACATCAATAATCATTCCAACGGTTTTAGAAACACCGTTTGTAACGGTAATTCCACTACTTTTATGTACGGCTTCAATTATGTAATTAACTCCTGCAGCTTTAATATCCGTAGCAGAGACGTTAGAAGCAGTAACACTAATCCCTTGCAGATGGCTTACAAGAATAATGTAAATAACATTTGTTTGAGCTGCAACACTATCAGTTGTAAGTGGAGCTTCAAAATATACGCTTGTAACATTACCAGTTGAAATATCACTAATACTTCCTGTAAGAACTTTATAGTTTTTATCACCATAACTTACAGTAAGCTGCCCATCGACAACGGGTCCAAGTATCTCTCGCTTTGTAACTCGAGCAGCCCCAACTAAGTTATTTGTATTAATAACTAAACTAGAAGATTCAGCATCTGCTTGTGTGCTAAAAAGCATGTACATAGGCATAGAAGCATCAGCGTAATTCATAGCTTTTTTAGCTTTGCCGCTAATATGAAGTGTAGCCATTTTATACCTGGTGATACCCTGCACTACGCGTAGTAGTTGCCTTACCTGTAAACTCTAAATCCCACTCAGTTTGTACAAAACTAACAGTAGCTGGTGTCTCTTGTGGTTTTCCTAAAAACAGTTGACTTTTTACGTCTATGTATACGCCAGCAGCTTTAATCGTTGTTAGTACATCTACAATTTGTTGACCTGATTCCTGAAGGTTAGATATAACTATTTCTAGTTTACCACCCTGATGCCTAGAAGATGGAAAAACTCTTGAACCAGTTCTACCTAGATTAGTATAGCTTCCTAAATCGGTTTTGAGGGCATTAATTCGTTCGATTTTTTTAGGATCGTTAGAACTACTTTCAAAGGTAGAGTCTGTTAGTGGCGCATTACCTGTAACAGGTACAGGGTAGTAAGTATTTGGCTTGGCACTGGGGGTGCCCAATTGTAACTTACTTAACTCTTTGTACTTTTTATTATAGGCTGATAGTCTATCAAAGTACTCTACATCACTTTCAGTTTCAAGTTTTCTAGGTTTATACGACCTAGCAGAGGGCCAAGCCTTGATTAACTTAAAAGGCTCTATAACCGTAACAGAGGTACCGCCAGGTAAAAGTTTTGTAATTGTTTTTTGTATAGCATCAATGGTTACGTTTTGTTTTGTAAATAAAGCTACAAGTGCGTTTGCATAACCATCTAATCTACTAGAGTATTCAGCACTATCTGTTAAAGTATTCTCCCAGCTACGACCATCAGCATCTGGATTAATTCCATAATCTTTGTATGTATTTCTAAGATGACTGACCCAACGATCGCCTAATGGGCTTTCGCCCTTAATAAACATAGAGTGCTTAAGATCTTTTATAGCAGCAAGCCAGCTTGCTAGTCCTGTAGCAATTGAAATAAAAATAGCACTTGATACAGATGTTGCTTTTAGACTAGTATTACTTGTAATTACTTTACTAACACTATTTCCGTACCAACCAGATACTTTTGGAATTAAACTAATTAAAGTATTAAAAACTATTGGTATAAGATTACTATACTCAACAGACTTTCTATTAAAGTAACTCATTAGGCAAACTCAACGTCATTTAAGGCTAAAATACCCCCAGAAACCGGGTATACTTCGCCTAAATTTCCAGCATTAATTGGTGTGCCTGAAATTGTTTTTGCAGCTACCGTGATTCCGCCAGTAGCAACTAGACCAACTCCTGATTCAAGATCAGCTTTATAAAGTTCATTTTGTAAAGCAAAAAGTCTTATAGGTTCATCGATTTCTAGAGAATTAAATTTAGTTTCTAGTGTACTTTCAATAAGTCGTTTGTATGCGTCACTTAAAGTACTTTGAGTAGTTCTTACAGTAACTACTAAAATAATTTGTGTGACTGGTACAGTAAAGATATCATAAGCAATTCCAGCCGCTTTATTAGTTTCAATAGCGTTAACAATATTTGCTTCAATAAGTGCTAAACCTTCTTGAATATTAGAAGGCTGCACTTGTACAACAATATGGCCTGGGTATTTTCTTAAGTTATTACTTGTTTCAGGGCCATCAATACTGTTGTTAATTACCTTACTATTATCGTAAACAGTACAAGCTCTGACACCACTTACAGATTTTACAGATGCTTCAATAATTTCTACAGTACCTTTACCTAGGTTTTGAATATAAGTTTTAAACCTTTCTCTTGCCTCTTCATCTGTTTCATCGTCTAAGCCATTACTTAGCGGACTACCAGAAACATTTCCAGAACTATCTATATTAGAACCAACAATAAACTTTAAACCGCTATAAGTTGGATTATTTGAAACTAAAGTAGTACCCGCCTGTAAATTAGCTTCAGACGTTTTTGATGTACATCTAACACTTAATGTTTTACTATTTCTAATATCATTAATTGGTCCAAAAACACTAGTATAAGAACCACTTATAACAACAAACTCTAAGTTATAATTTCCAGTAAAAAATAAAGAACTATTAATATCAATATCTGCTGTAAAACTAACACCAGGATCTCTAACTACTAAAACAGTTCCACTAGCTTGTGTACCGGTTTTCATTTCAAATGCAAAATCTCTAAACCGCCTTTTTAATAGATCTCCTGTAGCAGTTTCAATATAAAATCCATCTATTAAACTTTCGAGCTCTGACCACATACCAGAAATTGTTGAAGAAATAGACCTAAATATACTTCCAATAATCGATCCTTCACTGAAGTCGGTTAACTTTTTTGTATTGCCCTGTTGTTGTGATACAAGGGTATCAACCATTTCCTGATTAATGGTTTTAAAAGTTTTTGACTCAAATTCTTTTGGCATACTTATTGTTCCCTAACTAATACTCAAAGAGCTAGACTCATTTGACCCAATACGAATAGTTTGCTCAGACTCTACGCCGGTAATTTCATACGTAATAGACAAGTTTATCTTTCCACGGGATATATCAACAATGTCCAGATTTATGTCAGTTACCGAGATGCGCGTATCTTCAGAAATTACCCTAACTACTGTATCAGTAAAATTCTTTACCCAATGATTTGTAAGTGGCTCAGATATAAAGGTATGTAACATAGAGCCATAGGTGCTATCGTAATAAACCCAGTTTTTTGAACCCGCTTCTGTGTAGGTTACTACTAATGCTTGATAAGCTCCAAGCGGAGTTCTAAGCCTTCTAATCAAACTCTCTTTTACGTTAATTTCGTTACTAGCTAAAGCCAAGTCACCATCTTTTATGTCAAAGTCTATTTCATCTACGGGTATTGAGGCTATGATTCTGTTGTCTTTTTGAAGTAACAAATCGCTGAAAGGATCTAATGCCATTTAATTAGCCTCGCTTTGAAATGCCACTTCATCGCCAGGAAACACATAAGCAGGGATTGGACTCATTCCTTCCCATTGAGGTAATTCAATATGCTTTTTAACTTTAGATGCTGTGCCTGTAGGTAATCCAGTTGCTTCGTGTGTTGTAATGATTTCACTAGCAACAGGTATAACTGGGTTTACATCAACTCTGCTAGCTTGTACTACAATTTTACTATTAGATCCTTGAGAAATAACACTAATGTCATTATTTGTTCTTATCTCAAGTTCACCCTCACTAGATATTTTAATTTTAGTTGAGGCTACTACCTCTGCGGTATCAGCAGAAACATGAAACTTTTCGTTTGACAATAAAGTTATATCGCTAGCAGACACACTATAAACCCCCTTTACAGTAGATAATAAGTTCTGTGCTCGCTGGGTTAATAGGTCTGCCTGCTGTAGTAGCATATGAGCGAATATAAGCCTCGTATGGGCGCTATCCGTAATAAGGGGTGCTTCACAGCGCATAGCTGTCCCACCGCGCCACAGGAGGCTCCTAAAGACCTTTATGTCATTACCTGACAGTATTGTTGTCTGATTGCCTGTAGCGGTGTGTACAGCGTTTGTATTCACTACATCAGCTAGTTGACCCCGACTGTTCCTAATACGAATAAGAGGCTCGTTATAAGACTTAGCATTGACTGTAGCAAGCTTGTTTATAAGATCAATAAATCCGTTGTAGTCACTAGATGCAACGCCCTCGGCTTCGGTAGCAAGAATTTTTTGAAGGTTTGCAGATATCTCTATCTTAAGTTTTTGCAAAACTTCGGGATGAGCATCTTCAGGCGGAATCTGTTTTGTACCGGCTGATGCATCTGAAACAAGTGTGGCTGCCAAAGGCTTTTCTACAGAAGCCATCAACCCTATAGACTGTATTGAGTTTGATTTAGCTTGTTCTGCCATTGCAGAGCCAAACTTGATTACTTTTGAATCACTAATCATGATGCTAAGCCTGCAAAAGCATCTTCAAGAAAAGGGGTATTTGAAAGGTACTTAGTTATTTCTAAACCCTCTTGACCCAAACTTGTTAAAGTCTCGTCATTTGCTGTGGGAAGAGCACTGTAATTAGAAATTCTTTCAAGTTGATTAATTGCTACAACAGCTATTAAACCTTCTGCACCTGTAACACCACCAAAACTATTTATCGTATTTTTCCAAGTCTCAAAAGTAGTTTCAAACAAATCAAAACGTTGAGTATTATTTAAACTTGTTGAACCCCCATAAGCACTTAATAAAATACTTAGTAAATTATTTACATATGTTGAACTTTTTACTGCTGCGTCATTATAAGATGAGTTTTCGCTTAAAACAGAAATAAGTTCATTAGGGGTTGTATTAGAGTTACTTGGCACTGACGACAAACTATTCCAAGTATCTTGATACTCATCAAATATTCTTTTATGTGTAAAATATTCCATAAGTATTGTAGATATACTTGTAGGGTTCTTTAAAGTAGATTTTAGGTTAGATAACCAAACCTGTGGGTGACTTGTATATCCAGCTTGTTGATACAGGCTCTTCATGGCTGTTGCTACATTATGTGGAATCTCTTCTAGGGCCTTATCAAGTTGTCTTAAACACATAAAAGCTTTGTAGTTTACAACAGTCCGTAAACCAATAATTGCAACTAATTCTGCAAGTTCAGTGGATACTGTAAGTCCATCAAGTATCCAGCTATTAGTTGCACTCATATCAATAAGGCTTGCCCAGCGAGCAAGTAAGGTCTGTGGAATTTGATTTGTGCCTGAGCGTAAACCTGGTACAGGGTAGTACGGTAAAAGATTTGCAATTATCTGTGAGCTAGTTGTATTAGAATTTTCAGGAAGATTTTTTGCTAGTGTATAGGCTGTGTATAAATCTAAATTATGTTGTTGCAGATTATCACCACAAGCCATGTAAAATAAGTTTCCAGGTATAGCTGGTACCAGTAACGGGTTAGCAAGCACGCTCTCAAAATGTATTGGATTTTTATTTGTCTCAGGCTCAGCGTACAGCTTTGATGCCGGTATTTCAGACATTGCGCTGAGTGTCTCATCATGGGTTAAGACATAGCCACAAATAAAGTTCCTCATTTGCTGTGTGTATTTCTTTAGAGAAGATGCGGGATTTTCAATAACATCATTACTTGTATTAGCTGCTTCTGAACTAACTTTAGACAAGTATTCCTGAAGAAGCTGTAAAGCTTTCAAGTCCTGTACTAAGTTTGTTGCAGTTTGTACAGTATCCAGCACACTAGGATCAGGGCTTAATACTTTGGCTCTGATTGTACTTGTTGACGTATCTAAATTCATTTATGTCCCTGAATCGGGTCTTTGCTTTCCTGTGCGGTTTATAACCCGATTTGAGTTTAGTTTGTAGCTATGCTGTGGATGTGGTGTACATGCTAATACAGATCCAACACCCTCAACGGTAGGGAGCTCTGAACCTACAATAGCATCTGCACTACTACTTTGGGGTGGAGTATGCCCGTAAAAAGTAATACGCTCTTGTAAACTGGGTCCAGCTTCAGGCTGCGGTACTAATTTTGTAGGATCAGGTAAAGCAAGATTTGTATTAGGTGAGTTAAGTCCAGGGATATTGTCTGTCAAAATATTACCTATATTACTAAATTCAAGGCCATAAATTGAATAACCTTTCACAAGTTGCTCAGCAGAGTTTTTTACTACTGCTACCTGCGCATTAAGATAATTACTAATAGACTGGTGGTTAAAGCTTAAATTACTAAATATACTAGTAGCATCTAATAGCTTATTAAATTCTCCTAGATTAGCCATTTATACCCTCCAGTAAACCTGAGATTTAGCCAATGCATTTGCAACAAATGTGTATCGTTCAATTGTTGTAGTCCACCATTTTAAAGCCAGCGGATCTGATATGTCTCCCAAATAAGTTTGAAAAATTTGTAAAAATTCTTGTTTTGATACAGCTGAAGTTTTTCCAGCATATGTACTTAAAAATGTTTGAGCTAGTTCTTTACCAGGCTGTCCATTAAAAAGCCTAAGCATAAGATAAATAATAAAACTACTAGTCCATAGCTGAGAAACAACCTGACCACTTTTACCAAGCTTATCTACTAGTTTTAGTGCTGTTGTATTAGATTTAAACGGCGAACCTACACGGCCCGTAAATGCTTCAATATCAGAGTTGTATTCTTTTATAATGTATAAAATTTCTTGTACTAGTGTACGAACCTGGGCTGTATAACCACCAGCAACGCCATACTTCAAACTATTTGTGGTGTGACTAATACCGGTTGTATCAAGGTATAAACGATCAAGAAATCTTTTTCCAGATGTATCTTTTAAAGCTGCTACATTTGGTACATAAAAGTTGTTCGCTTTTAACCAACCCTCGGCTGAGGTAGATATTTCTTTTAAATTTGCATGTGTTATATCTGCATAAGTGTATTGTTTTTTATTATTTGGTGATAAAGTATATCCTGTAAATCCAGCTAACTTATTAAAGTTTGATCTATCACTTAACATACTTTCTTTATAATTTATATCATTAAATCCAAAAATATTTTCATGTATAAATAAATCTACATTATTTTCAATAGTACTTATAGAAGCATTTTTTATTTTATAAAGCTTTAGTGGGTATGAATTTAGTAACGTTTTTAATCCAACTGCCTGTGAGTTATATAACAGTGAAAGTCTTAGTGCAGCAATTAAATTAATCCAAGCAGATCCGTAACCATTTAAACCATTAAGGCAATTTAAGTTATTAGAAGTAGCTGGGTCAAAGCTATTTAAATTTCCTACAAGTGCTGTTGATGGAAAATAAGATCCACCAATTTTGCTTACATTTAAACCCTCAGTATAAACTCCCGCTGTGAGTGCTCCAGCAATTAAGTATTTAAAGTTATCTGTAGGTTTGTAATTAGTTCTTACAAAGTTTAGTAAAGTTTTACTATCTTCAGTTTTATTTGTATAAAATATATCGGATTGCTCAATAACAGAAAAGTAGCCTTTAGATTTTAATTTAAATTCAGCAGCTTCTTTTATAGCTAATTCATAAATTAGTGGTGAAACTCTAAATTCAAATTTTTCTGGAAATAGAAAATTTTCTAAATTAGTTTTAACTTCTAAGTCAAGGGACTCTACTAAATCATTTAGGGGATCTTTTAAAAATGATGATACAGGTTGACTAGAGCCTAAAGCAAATACATCAATTTCTTTTGCAAGACTATGAATGATGTCTCCAAACATACCAACATGACCCACCCCATCTTTATCAACCCAGGGTGAAATACCAGCTGGGGTGCTATCTTTGACAGCGTTTTTGATAGCTTGACTTGACGGTGTTTTAGGGTTTAAAAGAGTTTTCAGCTTAAACCCATTTGCTACAACAATCTTTCCGCCTACAGCATTTTGACTGTAAGGTGCAAATCTAAAGCCTCGAGCTGCATTCTGCTTTGTCCAGTAAGTGTCTGAACCACCATCTAAAAACCTAAAGCCATTACCGTCTTTGTCCACAGCTATGTACTTCGTAGGGGGCTCTATATCGTCTTTTAAGACGGGTATTACACTAGTAATGACTGGCTCAATCCGCCCTGAAATAAACGTTATTTGGACGTGTGTACCGGGCTCTAAAGGCTCAGGCATCCTTGCCCTATACCTTGTGAAGTTAGACTTTACGGTTTTGACTTCGCCGTCTACAACGTCTTCTGCGTTTTCAGAGACGTTAAGGAGTTTTACCTCAACCGTATTAAAATCTGAATCACCACCTGGTACAGCTACAATCGCAAAACTTTCCAAGACATTAACAGACTCTACAATCCCAAATCGGGTTGTACTAGATTCTTGTTTTTTCTCTACAACGGTCTTGAATTGCTCAAGACCTAATCCGCGTAAAAAGTTTTGATCCATATATGTAACTTCTAGTATCCCCCAAACGGTAGTTTTGGTTCTTCACGCGTAGGTATTCTACTAGGTATAAACTTAGATTCTCCTGCTTTTTCAGAATTAATTAATCCTGGAATCTTTGCTTTAAGATCTGCTATTTTTCCATTCAAATAAACAATAATTGGATCGATTTGCTTGTATAAGATAGGAAAATTTTTTCTCATTTCTATAACGTGTTGTCTTTCAGCAACATATATAAAATACTTAACTAATTCTTTTTGAGTTGGTGTATACAAAAATGTTTCTGCTTGGTCTTCTAAACCTTTACCAGGTTCGGTATTATTAATTGCTATTTCAATTGCTTGATTTAAGGCTTTCTCATAATCTGAAAAAAGTACAGTTACTGTATCAAGATAGCCACCTATAAACTTTCCTGCATCCCACCCTAAAATACTTAATATAATAATACCTAGTACGCCACCTAAAACAACTCTAAGAGCAGCCGTACCAGTTTCAAAAATTGCAGCTAAGATAGAATTGTATATTACAGTAGCTGTAGATCTTATAAAAAGTGCTACCCCAGCAGCTGCTGGTCCTGTAAACGTTCCTAAAATTTTTAAAATAGTTTCATTTGCTTTTGAGCTAGCAAAATCAAATGGCCATACTACCATTCTGGGTGGTATAAAATCATAATCATTCCTTGCTTCAATAATTGGTCTGTTTTCTTCCATTACCTCATTAAAAAGTTGTATATCTTCAGGGTTTAACAAAAACTTTTGTATAGGTTGATTATTTGCATCTAAAAAATACTCAGCAACAGATTTTGGAAGTGGTGGATTTGCTGCTTTTACTTTTTCTACTAATTTATTAGCTTTACGATATACTTCATTAACGGCACTTGTATAATGAACACCATATTTATAATTAAACTTCCCTGCAGAAACTTTTTCAGAATCAACTAAAGGTTCTTTGAATTCTGTAATAGGTTTTCCTAAAGTCCAACATAAATATTGATAAGTAAAAATTTCATAAGCAGCTATTAGTTCTTCTAGCTCTTTAGCTAACACAGCATGGGCGTATAGTACCATTAATTCTGTTGAATAACGTATATAAGAAGATTGTCTTATCTTTGATACATTTATAGGTTTAACAAGATTATCTATAGGAATATTAAGATCACCTGAATCTAGAGCCGGATCTCTACTCAAAGCTGAAACATCTAGGGCACTATTTTGTAATCTAAGAATCTCTTGCAAGTGTGCAGGCAACTTACGCGGATCAAATGAACCTTGTGGATCTACAACTACACCCATAGTTACGCAACCATTTTGAACGCCACCCGACGAAAACATATGGATGACGCCCTCTAAGCGCATTACGTGGTTGTCAAAAAACCCCATATTATTTAAACGCACCATATGGCTTGGTCGCATATCTGGATTTAGCGGAACCATGAAATCTGCTGTATGTAAATCTTTTCCATGTACATTAATCATTGCATTCAAGATTAAGTCCATAGTGTTTGTTGTTACCGTTTCATCAGAAGTCTCATCCCAGAGAAATCTATTTCGAATCGGTAGTCTAAGTTTACTTACAAACTTAAGTGGCTGTGCTGTAGTTGGGCCTAAAAGCCCAGGATTAGTTATATCAATGGTGCTTTCGCTAGGAACTGGTGGCTCTGCAAAAGCTGATTCTTTCTTAGCTGCTGCGCTTGTTGATGCAGTAGCTGCACCGTAAGATGTTGCATCATTTGTTAGTGCCATAGCTTGTTCATATGTAATTCCTGAGATTGTTGGTGTACCAAAAAGACTCTGGCTTGCACTAATTTTTGCTTTACCACCCGCACTATTATTGTGTTGAGGTGTAACTAGAGTAAATCTTGTAACCATACCTAAAGTAGACCAACTTGAATGTGCAGAAAGTACATTAGGTTTAATTTTATTAGTAACGGGTTCAAATGGATCCCTTGTAGGATCACCCCAAGTAATTGGTGCTCTACGATCTTTAGATCTAACTAGTTCGAATGGATCTCTTTTAGGATCACCCGAACTAATTTCTGTCCCAACTTTTTTATAAGATAATATCCAAGGATTATCTTCGCCCCGTAATACAGAAATATCTTCAGTTATTGCAACAGTAGTTACAGTTGATGCATCAGTTCCAGTAGTTCGGGATTTTTCAGCAGCCAGCCAACCATTATAAAGTGGTAACCACAATAGTTCTTTTGTGGGTGGATAAACTGCAGATGATCGCCTAGCCCTGATATTATTTGCATACCGCTTAGTCTCAGTATTTGTAATAATTGAAGAAGAAATAATTGTATCAAAAGAAAGTTTTCCAGGATTGCTTCTGAGTTCTTGCTCTACAACATATATAAATTGAGGTTTTTTTGTTCCAGGAACTATATTACCCGCGCCTACATATAGTGTTAGTGTAAACATAAGAGCATTTTCTGTAGATAATTTTCCAGCATTATATAAATCTTCAATGCTTTGACCGTTAAAGTATTTAGCTCGAGCTTTGTTAACCATGACTTGCCAACCCATCTCTAAGTTATAGAGAGGATTACTCTTTAAAAGAGATACATCTACTCCAGTTAAACCACTCTTCGCGTTAGGCATAACTTGTGCAAGGCCTACAGCGCCGGCATTTGAAGTATTAACCTCTCCGTCTTTGTAGTGCAACCACTGGCTTTCCAATTGAATTTGTGCAGCAAATGTAATCGGATCCAAAAACTTTGGACTACGCGCTTGTTGACTTAATTGAATAATTTTACTTGCCCATTCATAAGCGGTTTTTTCATCGATTTTATTTGATGTTTTGAATCCTGTTATAGGTGCATAAGTTTCTGTACCAACGTAATTGTTATAAAGTTTGATAGCTCTAGCTAAACCATCCAAGTTGTAGCTAGCAGCTCCAGCTGACTTAATACCCACACCTCCGCCAAACAGAGAAGCATCTTTAGTTCGCTTATAAGGCTCCCCACGAAGTCTACAAGACCAGGCTATATTACCTGTGTTAGGGTCACAGTACAGTTCTCTGGGAACTGTCTCGATACTTGAAAACCACCTAATAGCATCCACAGGAAACTGATCTAGCAAAGCGTAAGGAGAGGCTCCGTTAGCAAGTGCACCTGTATGCTCCTTTGTAACCCCAGTAGCCCCACCAAAAAGTTTCATAGGAGGTCTTCCGCTGGGATGAAACAATAACTCGCTTGCTGGTGTACAAGCACCATTACTACCTTGGGTTATAAGTGTTTGTACAATTTTTGTTCGATCAACACCTGTAGTAAAATCTTGACCAGGTATTGTTATGCCACCAAAAATCTTTGTATCAATTAAAAACCGCATTCTGTCCCGCGCAGTAATAATACAATTTACACCATCTGCAGGACTGTCTCCTCTACCAAGTTTAAGGTCTACTGTATCAATAACCCCTGTAAATACTTTAGTAAACTTTACTGGATTTACCTCATATGTAAGACTTACATATTTTCCTACTTCGTCAAACTTAGATAAGTACCCCATCCATATTTCGATTTCCATTTCTGGTCGAACTTCTTGTGTGTATGGGTCATCTTTAGTACCTGATTCAGTACCAAACAAACTATATCTACGAGCATCAAACTCTTTAGGTGCAGTTCCAGAGTACTCTAATCCTGGTGCTGGTATGGGACTTTCAAGAAAAGGTAAATCTATACCAAGTGCTATTCTTGCAGATGATGCTGCGTAATACCTTACAAGCTGAACTCGAGCATTCAAAACTTTCCAGGCTGTATTTGAGTGAAAGACTCTTTTCCAACCACCTAAAGGTTTTATACCAGAAGCCGTATGCGCGTTGTATTGTGGCTGCGTACACACAACAATACATGTCGGTACAGTTTCAGATGAGTTTGGTAGAGTGTGGTCACTATCACTCATAACATAAGAATAGTTAACACCACCCTTACTATTTGGAACCCATCCCATGTATAGCTGTAACTCCTAATTCTAGATAATACTAGATACTACTTATATAGTATCACACGAAAGCAAAAAAAAATAAGCCCCCGGTAAAGCTACCGGGGGCTTAAATAATTTTACTTAACTAATAGTGATACCTTCAGCAGTGCCCTGCCACTGGTTTGCAACAATATTACGACCCGATGTTGCACCAAAAGACATTGTGTCTACTTTACAAAACTGCAACATGTAAGATGTTGGACCACCAGACCTAACCTGTCCATGCTGGTTAGCCATCTGGTCATCTACAAAGTCTGCTTTCTCTACACCTACTTTAAAGGTAATAGTAAATCGACGAGCACGTTTAATTTTATTATTTCTACTAATACTATTGCTATCAAAAAATCCAAAAGTGTCTTGTAAAACTTTTGTATTTAACATACCGCGTTCACACTGCCAAACAATATTAACTTCACCGTCTAGGTGTCGTGGGATACGTTGATTAAGTTCTAAGTATGTTTCCGTAACGTTGACAACACGTACTAGAATGGATGTAAAACGGCCAACTAAGATTGGACCGCCAATGGCAGTAATACTAACATCCACGTCAAACCCCTGAATAGGGTCAAGAATATTATTTGACATTACTGTATTCTCCTAATTATTGTCCAGCTTGAACAGTAACTGAAACAGGTACTACTCTATGTAAGCCTACTGTAATAAAGTCTGCTGGGTACACCGGGGTAAAGAACATATCTACCCTTAACATACCTTGAGCAATCATGTTTGGTGTATTGTTTTCTGAGTCAACCTTAGTTTGCTGGAATCCATCAATTCGACCTTGTAGTTTCAACATGTACATAATTTGATCTACTGTTCCTGCAACTGTTGAACGTAGCTGACTATTATTAGGTTCAGACTTTGCAAACTGCAGAGCCTGGAAGGTTGTACCCCGAATAAAGTTATAAACCCTACGGAGTGCAATCCAATTCCATGCCGGGTCTGAAGATAGGCTCCTACCATTTAGGCAGTGGAAATTACCGGATACTTGATCTGGAATAATCATTTCCAGCCTGGCCTTTGTATATGCGTTATAAGCCTGGCTGCCTGTTACAGGAATGTCTACTGCAGAAATTCCGGTAAATGGTGCTGCACTTGTACGCGCAGCTGGTGAAGCTTCAAAGCGCTGCATAGCAGCAATATGCCCAGCGTAGAAACCGTCTGGTGGTGTAGACAGTGGTGCAAGATCTGAACGCTTAGAATATGTAGACCATCCACCAACCATGACTGCATAAGGACTATCAAGATTAGCTGTTTGTAACTGCGCCTGAGAAGCAGATAACCTGCGATCAGCTGCTAGTACTGCAATTCGAAGTCCGTTAATTTCATTAGATGCTGCAGCTTTTTCAATAAGCTTCTGACGAACTCCTGGGTGTGTATTTCCAGAAGCAATTAAAATATTTACTGAATCTGAGTCAATTGCGTCCAGAACACGAAGATAGTCTTCAAATGTTGGTGGAGGACCATCCTGACCACCTAGTAATGGTAGATCTGATACAGCATGAATATCATCATCCAATGCATCATCTAGGGGGTTTACATAAATAGCTTTAATGTAATTTGATTGGCTTGTAGGAATAACAACTCGATAAGGCTTGCTGCCGTCTAAAGAAGTTTTCAAGTCAAACTGGAAGATCTCAACATCACCGTTATAAGTAGCGGTCAGAGAGATAAGCCCATTGTCCTTCAATACACTTACTTTTGCAAGATTGGACCATATCCCTTCAGAAGCAGCTTCAATCCTTAGTACATCCCCATTTACAGCCTTACCATATACTTCAGTGCTAAAAGAGCCAAGGTTATTCTGGGCAGCATTACCAGTTAGAGTATACTGGCCAATAACAACCTGATCACGGGTTGCTTGATTTACAGTTTTAATTACTAAATTTCCTGATGCGTCAATTTCAGCAACAACATAGTTACTATCGTTAGCTCCTACTGCTGGGTTACAGGTAGCTGCAGCTAAAGATTTTGTAACTCCATTAATTGTTACTTCACCAGAATTCAGCGTTAAAAGAACGTTGTTACTAGCCCACGAAAGTGTTGCTGTTGCTTGAGCGCGAACAAACTTACGGCGGCTAATTACAACATGTCCCTTTTTAGGGCCATCTTCACCGCCTTGAAGTAAAACGCTTAAACCATTTGATAGGTCAGATAGTAGGGCATTTGGTGCTCCGGAACGGTACTTCATACCTAGTGAACCAATTGTCGACAAACTGCCAGACTGATAAAGTCCAACATTTAGTAGTGAGGCATTGCCTTCTGCACCTAAAAACCTACTTGTAAGTACAAGTTCGTTTAAAACTGGTCGTACAGTTGCTGTAAGACCTAGACCCCGACTATTCAAGCTCTGGGATAGAGCTGCGGCAAGAGACTCTGCAGTAGTAGATCCCTGAACCACGTCTGCTTCTGCCCCTAGCATTATGTGGAGATGGAACGGCTTTACGGCACCTCCAGGCTTAAAAAGTTTAGAATTAGACCAGGTTGCAGTTACGTTTGCGGAAACCTTTGCACTAAGAGTAACATCAGCACTCATTGGTGCAGCAGGAGCAGGACTTACTGTTAGGACACCAGCATTTGCTACAAAATTTAAGTCGGAACGTGCTTCCTGTAACTGACGCTTTAGGTCTGCAACTAGGGCAGCTACAGTAACTAATGCAGGTTTTAAAACACCAGGATTGTTAAGAGTCGCCGTTCCAGTAGGAGAAGGGCTACCTGTTGCAGGTATCACAGAAGCCGTAATACTAATGTTAGCAAATGACTTGTTAGCCACTGCAGCTACTGTTAAAACACCATCATTAGCAACGGTTAAAGTTACATTTCCCTGTGCAAGAAAAACTGGATTTTTTTGTGTAAAGTTTGTCCGAATATCATCCATAAGGTTTTTAATAGTATTACTACTGGTTTTAAGAGTTGATTGAACATTAATACCACCAATAGTTACTGAGACCTTTTCACCCTCGGCAATAGCTGCGGGAGTTACAGTTACAGACTGTGCATCCTGACGAGTAGCAGTAGCCTCAGTAAGTCCAACTTTTGCGGTTACGAAGTTTCCATTAGCTACTGACGACCCTAAAGTAACTGTTAAGTCGCTTGAAATTGCAGACTGGTCGTACTCTACCGCAAAATTCAAGTTGCTACCAGAAAGCCTAACCAAGCTATCTGGAAGAAGTTCAGCACCATCTGGGAGCATAAACTTCATACCGCTATTAGCAACAACACTACCAGGCTGGTTACGATCTACAAGTCGAAGAGCTAGTGGAAGACCATCGATTGATGATTGAAGGTTTACAACGTTACCAGCTGCAGAAGCTCGCATAAATCCAAAGTTAAAAGCATTAACTGCAGTAACAATGTCTTGAGCTAGATCTTCTTTTGAAGTAACGCCTTCTCCTAAAACAGGAACTACATATCCTGTAGACATCAATACAACCTTGCCACTTGCAGTTGCAACACCATCTAACACAGGACGCAGATAGCCTGTTGCGGGGCGAGCTTGTCCCATTACACGTCGGACACCAAAGTCCCGAGCGCCCTGGTCCATTGCAGTTTGAATTGCAATAGAACCATTCTTTGTGTCAGTACCAAAAATCTTTGCTAAATTTTCAGGTGTATCAACTAACACAAACTGGTTGTTAGGACCTTTTGTAAATTCCCCTACAACCCCAATACGGGCAAAGGAAACTGGTGCAACAGGCCTAGGGCCTACGTCGCTCTCATCAAATGAGATATTTGGGAAAATATCAGCCATGGTAACCTTCCTCCTATTGGGGGCTTGGATTAGGGGAATCAAACAACAGAAACTCTCGAATTGGTCGACGAGTTTCAAAGTTTAGTCCGTATACCTGTCCTGTAATCAGGTACAAATCATTGGTTGCTGGATTAATCATATCAGAAGGATCTATTCGTTCCCCAACTTTTGGATGACCAACTCCATACACCAAGTGAAACTTTTCCAAATTCCAAGACACCGAGATCCACTGAGATTTATCAGTTAAGTCTAACGCGCCGTTTACCAACTTTGCATTTGGGCCGGGAATTTGTGTAAACGGGCTACCGTCATAAGTGAATAATTGATTTGTTATCTTGTTAAAGTATAGCGGAATATCGCCTAGTGTGAGCACACCAACTGGTAAAAGATCTAGGTTAATAAATGATTTTGTAGTACCAGGTCCATACAAAGCTTCTGTTGAGAGCGGTTGATTAGTTTGTGGATTATAGAGAGTACTTATACCATCATCCTCGGAAACACGCCAAGATCTCCAGCTAAGCGGCTGTCTAGTAGGGGTATTTAAAAATACCTGACCAAAACCAGTTAGTACCGTACCAAGAGCTGGTCTAAAAAATACAGGATGGCCATTAGCTTCTAGTGATCCAATTAAAATATCCTTTCCACGAATGATGCCATCAGTTTTCCAAGAACGTAGTGGATTGTAATATACTTGCCACATTAATTCTGCTGTATGCAAAATAAGGCTTCCGCCCTGGTCCCATGTAGTTGATATATGATTAATCCAGGTTACCTGGGAACCTCTAATTAATCCACCTAAATTAAAAAGTTCGTTAGACAGGGCAAGCCTTATATACTCGGCGTAATCTCTAAGTATTTGTTCTGCATAATTAAACTCAAAAGTTTGTACACCAAGGTTAGTACCAAATAATCCACGTTGACCAAGGCTTGTATTTGCTTGTTTCTTTGTATCAAGCGTATAGCCAAGCATATCAAGTCGTATTTTTATATTTGCCGTAGCCATATCGATGGCTCGTATAGGATTTTGTGGATCAGGTCCAATCAGCCCGTATGGTACTAAAGATACACTTGCATTTTTAGACTCTGGTGTAGGCCTGCTTGTTCCTTCGTAGTAGTACGGATAAACAGAAACTGTTAATCCCTGTTCTTTAAGCTCTACACCAGAAAAGTTTCTAAACTTTACAGGTTTAACTAAACGACCGTCTGGTCCTACAATATTTGCTGCACCTGTAAGAAGCTCATGTTTAGCTAGCTCTGTAATAGTCTTTTCAATAATATCGTTTAAAGTTGTAGGTTTACCAAAGGTACGAGTTTGTAAGCTCATACTATCGTCCGCTATCCAGCATACGACGTATGCGAGCAAGGCCATCTTTCATTTGATTAGAAGGATTAGCCTCTACAGACTTAGCACTACCTGTACCACGAGCATCAAGTGTGACACTTTCTGTGCGGCCTAGCGTAATAGAGCTAACAACTACAGAATCTACATCAGGATCAAAGGACTGTACGTTGTAAGCCCTTGTGGCTAATGCAGTATCAATACCCTCTGGGAGGGCTGTAATCTGGAACAGGAACTTCATGTCAGTTTCAGGATCAGTACTAAAACCAACAAGGTCTAGAGCAGGTACATACGAAATCGCTCCAACTACGTCTGTAACCTTGATAGACGGGAGTACAGCTCCTAAAACCTGTTGTGCTGCACGCTTGTTACCAAGGTCCACTGCAATCGCCTCAACGAGGTTTAGTGCTGTCCAACCATTTTGTACAGGGATTGTAACCTCAGCATGTACGCGTGCTGGCGTATTGCTATGGCCACCTGTTACTACTTGGGAAATCTTGTACTTAAGTGTATTAGCTGAATTATCAGTTTTTAAAGCAGATAGTGTGCCAGATACAATTGCTGGCTGTACCCTAAAACATAAAATATCTGATGGATGGAAATTAACGCTAGGATCCATTGGCATAATAAAATCAGAGTTTCTGATATCTGCCAGAATAACAGGATTCTGCGTGGAGCTAGCTAAAGCATAGTCAGCTCCGTAACCAACAAGCAGCCCAGAAAGTCCAGGTCGTAAAGCTCCACCTTCAGTGTGGACAAGACTCATGCTAGCTAAAGCTGCAATTGCTGTGGTGCTTTGACGATTTTGTAGTGTAGCCTCAAATACTTGACCACTAACCTTGGCCGTATATGAGACACCAGCAACAACTACAACACGTTCTGCTGCCTTTGGTGTATTGCTTTTATCCATTGAAATCAGTTCAATCTGCCGAATACCGGCAAGTTGGATAGATTTCAAAGACAGTTTTCTTAGTAACTGTGCAGGTGTATCACCGATAGCAACTGGGATCGTAAGGGCTTTACCATCAAAATAAACCCGTAGCTCACCAGCTTCCTGTGCTCCCGTATAGGGTGATGCACTTGCATAAGCTGCCTGGTATGTTGCTGGGTCAGCATCGAGTGCTAGACCAAAGCTACGTGCCTGCAGGTTTTCAGTTACAGTAGCCCTAATAGCTGTAACAACGCCACCTAGAACTGGTGAGCGAATAAAATCTTCAAGATCTTTCTCAGCTTGCTTTTCTAGCATCTTTGCGTAATCACGCTGCGGATCGAGCTGAGCTGCAAGACGAGCCGTCATAGATGCACAAGCAAATCGAGCAATAATGGCTCGTAAGCCCTCGGCAACTATTTCAGTATTTAGTACGCGGTCTAATAACAGTTCTGCTGCCCGCTGTAAAGTGGGGTCTGACAGATCCGTAATTCGACCGTAAAAAACGTTACGACCCAGGGTATCGGTAGCTGTAAGCAGCTTGAACCGAACCCTGGGGTAAGCGTGTACCTTGACGTATGGCGCTACCTCATCATCGGTAGCATTACTCAAGATAACATTGAGTGCGCGTACCATGTCATAGGTAACAGTTTCTGCGAAGTCCATTAAAACCTCTCGAGACCCTTACCTAGACATAGTGCTTTTTACTCAGCCTGTGCGGCTTCGGGCTCGGCTTTCTTACGACCGCGACCTTCTGCCTTTACTACAGGCTCTTCAGCTGCAGGAGCAGCTTCTACAGCAGGCTCTTCAGCCTTTTCTTCGACAACTGGCTCTGGGGCGACAACAGGTTCAGCCGCTGGGGCTTCAACCTTAGGAGCTGCAGGAGCTGCAAGAGCAGCCTTAAGCTCAGCAAGGGAGAAGTTCTCGGGACTGAAGTATGCAAAACCCTGACCAGAAATACTGCTAAAACCAACTGGAGAGTAGTGGCTTCCACCACGAATCTCGAGTAGTTCCCGGACAAGAACAGGATCCTCAGAGTGGACTAAATCGCCCACCCCGAGTACCCGGTCTAGCTTTTCATTCCGGTGTGCATGTCGAGTCAACAATACGTACTGCATCGATGCTTACTCCTATTACGTCAGTTTATAGACGACGAGCCTTGAGGTTGCTAACGGCTGTAATATCGTTGGTATCAACTTCAACAACAGCTAGAGCAAGGCTCCGACCCTTGTAGAAATCGCTATCAGGGATCTGAGCGCCCATCTTGAAAGCTGAAGCATCGTAGTTAGCTTCAGGAACTACAGCAATTTCAGAACCAACCTGAACACCAGCTGCGGCACCATTGGCAGGATCAGCAGCAAGAAGAGCAGCAGCCATATCAGCAGCTACGAGCTTACCACCATAACGAAGTTCAAAAGCATCAACAAGGCCGTTAGCATCAACTGTGGGATGAGCATACAGAACATAGAAACCATCGTCAAGGCCGTTAACTGAAGGAGCAGCAACGCCAGCAGCCATAGTTGCGTTACCGACCTGAAGGTCAATAGAGGGAGAGACATGCACGCCAAGAGCGCGCTTCATCTTGATGAGGCCGGGGGCAACGGTGGCAACACCTGCACCTGACCGAGCGACGAGACAACCTGCAACTACCCGAGCTTCACCAAATCGGGAGTCTAGACCGCCCCACTGTTCATTGAGTCCCATGATATTTCTCCTTGGGGTTTGAAGTATGGGTGGGGTTTTTAGGCCCCACCCTATACTAACTTACTTAAGCGATAACAGTTGCACCACCGATGGCGCCTTCGATGTCTGAAGCAAACTGAGCAACAGTCATCAAGCCGATCCAATCGGGATACTTGACGTAGGGCAGACCGCAGTTACCAATCTGGACAGAGCGGCCAGGAGCCTGGGGAGGAGTGGTATCGGGGCCGGAACGGCTCCACATACCGGGCTTGCCATCTGGAGCTTCACCAGGAGCATACTGAGTAGCGCCAAGCTTGATGCCGGGCTGCATCTGGTGCATGGCAGCGAGAAGAGCAACACGGTTCTGGGGCCAGATCTTGTGGCGACCAGCAGTCCCACTAAGAGCGCCGGCAGTACCAGCAACGGCCCCATCATCTACGATCATATCGAAGGTGACAACGCGGAGACCGGCAATGGCTTCGATTTCACCATCACGCCAGGTGACGTGACCGGTGACGTTACCAGCACCGGAACCCTCTAGGAATCCACGAATACGGGGGTGGATTTCAAGCATGGTCTTGAGGTCGCTGGTCATAACCAGGTGAGTTGGGGGAGTCTTGGCTAGGTTGAGCATGCGGCGACGCATCTTGATGATGTCGTGTACAGGGTTGGAGTTGGTGAAGTCAGACCATTCATAAGAACCCTGAGCATTCTGGAAACCAGCAGTACCAACGGTACCAGGATTAGCAATAGTAACCAGGTTCTGAGCGGGGATACCGGTGTTGACGTTGATGGACATGCCGGTGCGGGGATCGGTGTAGTTGATTGCACCAAGAATGGCCTGTGCACGAAGAAGGGTCCACAGCATGTTCTGACGAGCAACAAGCTGCTGCATACGATCAGTAACAACCTGAAGGCCATTGGCTTCGTTCATGGTACCGGGTTCACGCAGGTTGTTGATAACATCCTGGGGAATGAAGTCGGACTCACGAATGTAGACGGGGAATACTGACATCCGCTCAACCTTGGTGGAAGGCTGGAGGGCGTCTGGACGACCGGGCTCAACAATGGGTGAGAACCCGAGATCCATGGTCACACGCTCGATTACGATTGTGCGATCCTGGGTGTACTGTGGGGGGAAGAATTCAGCAAGGGGATCACCGGCGAACTGCTCGAACTTCTTTGCGAGCATGGTGAGCTGTGTGGGACCCAGTGCCAGAATGTCTACTGGTGTGGTCTGGGCCCAATCCTGGGCGAAGGGGGAAGGCATAATTTTTAGTCTCCTCTAAGTACTAGGCCTTACTCAGCCTTACCAAACCGGTCAGCTAGAAGGTTGCCGTAAACGAACTTGCCACCTTCTGGCTCAACCTGCACACTCTGACTCAGGACCTGCTTAGCGCCGACCTGATTGAAATTAACTCGGTTTTCTTCTGGGAGCTTATCCAGAAGGCCGAATAGTAGATCTGAAAGATTAGTCTCAGAACCACCCATCGAGAGCTTCTGCTCAAATCCGGCGTTACGGACTGCAGAGACGACTTCATCCACCAGTACAGGTGGAATACGGTCGCGCTTTGCAGCTTCGGCACGCTGGCTAAGCTTTAGCTCGTACTTTTCCTGAGCAGTTGCAGCAGCCTGATTAGCTAAAGCGTCACGCTCGTTCTTTAGAGCGGACTTTTCAGCCTGCTCCGCTTCAAGGGCGGAGACGGTCTGACTGAGCTTCTGCTCGAGCTCGGCAAGCCGAGCTTCGAGAGCCTCATTCTGTTCCGGCATGTGAATACCCTCCTCGTGGGTAGTGTGACTTGCCGAGGGGGTCTCCACCCCTGCAGCATCGGTGCTGAGCATCTGCTGTTGCTCAGCAGCTACTCCTTGACTCAGGGCCTCGACTAAGTAGGCTACGGCCCCTTGTGGGTGGTGGGGTGGCATGGGACGGTAATCACGAGTTTCACTACCGTTATTTCCCCTATCACCCTGGTTGGAAAGCATCTCAGAACCCTGCGGTGCCCCCTTGACCTGTTCGCCATTGACATAGAGAGCGCTCAAATTAGCATCTGCCGAAGCAGTGTGCCTCTCTGAAACTTCAATGCCAAACTTGTTTGCTGCTGCACGAATACGGCGCATTGCAGATTCTTTTTCACCAGGAGTTAGATCCTTGGTCTGATTGAACCTAGCAAGAGCATTACGAACGTGAGACGCATCATGAATTGGAAGCTTACGCTTCTCAGGAACAGCAAACTGATCAGCATCTAGTGACTTACGGGCACGGTAGGTCAGCTGAGCAAGCTGCTCATCATTACGATCCATGAGCTCATCTTCAAAATCATCCATGAAGATTTCGTAATTGTTTGCACAGCAGTAGTCCATGCAATCCATGTCGGACATTGAAGCTAAATCAAGGTCCATGTGCTTCATAGACAGCATCTCATTTGGCATCTTTTCCATGTGCCCAGTGTACCTCTCTTCAGAAATTGACTCTTGTGATAGAGCTTGAAGTGTGGAAACCTTATGACCAACATATTCGTCAGTTGATTTTAGTTTACCATCTTCTTTGCGATAAATCTGAATTCGAGCAGCAGGATCATCTGGACTTCCTGTAATCTTTACAGGAATTCCTGGAACATTACCATTCTTGACAATGCCTACAACCTTACCCATTGCAGTACCGCCAGAAGATCCCCACTTAACCATTGAGCCTACGCCCATGGCGTACATTTCAGACTTGCTGTTGCTCATTTCCTGCTTCTTTTCTTCTTGACGCAAGATACCATCAACCCAAGACTTACCAGGATCTCCACCCCAGAGCAGCCAAGCAATTGCCCCACGGTCACCCTCAGCGGGGCTACCAGACTTGTTCTTTTCGTGGCGGGCAAAGAATGAACGCATGCGCCTGATAGTCTTTAAAGGGAGTGAAGAACCGTCTGCTAGATCTCGAGCGCGAGCTACCCCGCTACCAATACCTTGTTTTCCAGCTTCACGCGTATCTAGACCACCGCGGCCAAACTTCTTACGGAACTCAAGTCCACGCCGAGCAGCTGCACGAACACTCTGTGGTGGAACAAAGCCATCAGACAGGCTTTCATGCATATCTGCCTCATATTCTTCTTCAGCTCGGAATGAAAGCTCTTCTTTAGCCGCACCCACCTCATAAGATAAGAACTCCTGATTCGAAAGCTTCATGAGATCTTCGTTAGACATACGGACAATCTTTTCGCCCATGGAAAGGTACTCAGGAAGCGCAGGAGGCTTCATTCCAGTACCGCTTTGATCAGGACGACCCTTTACAAGAATGCCATTCTTATAAACTGGGGTATCTGTAAAGATTGATGCTGTGAACTTCTGAGCAAGAGGCTTAAGATCTTCTTCCTGCTCCATCATGGAACACATCTGCTTCATGGCAAGCTTGAAGTCTTCTTCAGACATGCCATTTGAAAGATAAAGACCGTATGCTCCCTGGATACTGAGAGTCATACGGTTTGAATAAGCTTCTTCGCTTTCTTCTGCACCCTGCTTCATGCTAAGGCACATTTCCTTCAGGCCCGGCATCATAGGCGCAGCAGATTCTTCAACAGCAAGCTTCTGCATATCGCCATGACGCTCATCATCACCCTTAGCAGCAAAAGGATTCTGGCTAAGCAGCTGAGACAGACCATCAAAGGCTAGTGACAGCCGCTGCAAGAATGTGGCCTGATCAGGCATTTCAGTAGTCTCCTTCATATTAAGCACAAAGAATTGCTCATCAGATACGTTATTGCTAAGCACCTGATTACGTGGAAGATCTGGTACAAATGGTGCATTTGTAAGTGATACTGCAGTTAGTACAGTACCAATTCTACCTTGCCCAAGTTTCTTTCCAGGGGCATTCCGGGTAAGTTCTGCAGAAGCGTAGCGGTACTTACCGTCACGAATTTCATTTACTACCGTTGGGTCTACGGTCTTGAAGATTCCAAACAGGATATCATTTTCTTGCTCAATCTTGGATAAGAATGCAGTTGCAGGTTCACCATCTGCTGCGCCAGCGTACCGCGCGTGGCCGTAACGTAAGTAAGGCTCGAAGCCCCATTCGTTCTTTTCAAAGTTACGCCTGATGTCGTCAAAGTCTTTTTGTGTAAACCAAACGTAGTCGTACGCCGGATGTTCCCAAGCACCCAGTCGGGCGATGGGAATCTTAAGCATGCTGCTTAATTCTTGTGTTTGCGTAAAACTCATTTAATTCCTAAAGACTTTAAACTTTCTCTAGGGCGTACTTATCATACTCTAGCAGATCATATCTAGTTTGTGCAAATAATAGCTAGAAAATATTAAAGTTCCTAGATTGTGGGCCGGGATCACCGACCCACTCATATTACTCCTGAGAGGTTGGGATAGACTTTATACGCTCAGCAAGTTTCTTTTCTAGTTGTACCATAACGACAGCTGCAATCTTCTTAGCTTCCTTTTTATTTTTTGCAGCATCAACGACACCAGCAGCAATCAAGTCAGTTACTTCACGTAAATCTGGGTCATTTTCCTTTAGACCTGAGAGCTTAGCTTCAATAGACTCAAGCATTGGTAATGCGGCATCATCAAGCACTGTCGGTGATTTACGAATTTTATCCATTAGATTTCGTACAAGCTGTGCAAGTAGTGGAAACAAGTATGTAGCTACGAGCATAGCCAAAAACCCTGCTAACAGGCTTGCAGGATCAAACCCAAAAACTTTTAAAGCCGCTAATACAGGGTTTAAAACTCCATTCTCAAACATAATCCTTTCTCCTTAGTGGCCTAGACCACCAATATTTTGAACTGGTAACCCCACTTTCTGAAGAAGTACTGATAGTAAAACAAGTAAAACAACCTGAATCATACTTCCCATCAAAAACTGTTTCCAACCAAAAGCTAGTTGCTTTTTATCAGTAAAAAAGGTTTTTGCAAGCTGTAAAGTTTCAGTATAATCTTCTTGATATTTTTTTACGGATTCAATGTCTTTACGAAGTTGGCCTAGTTCACCTTCGTGTACAACAGCAACTGTTTTTAATCCACCACGACCGTCGCCATTACCATTAATAGATTTCAAAACGTAGTCTAAACCAGTCTTCAAATCGTCTTGGCGCTCTTCCATATTTTCTGTAATTTGCAAGATACGCTCAATTTGGCGTCCTTGCTCAATTGTCATTTGTAAAAGAGTCTTATTAAGAGGATTATCGTCGTTCATGACCCACCTCTTCTGAAACCTCTAATCCAAGATCTTCAGCCAGAATGGGGCCATCAGTTTTTACTTTCTTAGAACGTTTACGTCTGGTTCTTGGCAAAGCTTCATCAATCTTTTTTGCAACAAGGCTTAGTTGCTCTTGTGCAATTTTTATAAGTTCTTCAGAACTTTCTTCAGAAGTCATACTACCCTCCTCCAAGGGTTGGGAATATATTGACCTTCATCTGAGAAATAGTTTGAGAACTACCATCTGACAAAATTAGTTCTAATTCAGCATCAAGACCGTTTTGTGCAATGTCAGTATCGCCAGGTTCCCAGCTAAAGTCACATCTACCTTCAGTGGGTGAACCAACTGGAACACAAGCTCTGCGAATAAGTACTAATCCAGTTTCTTTGTCACCTACTACAAAGTTCACAGTTTTATTAGTTAGGTCAAAGACAACACCGTTTGCACGGATATTAAAACGGATTGAGGGCTTGGTTCGATACTGGCCAATTTCGATAACGACCATCAGACCTATTCCTCAACAAACTCTACGTCTACACTAAACACGTCTTGTAGGGTTGCTACATCTACAGCAAACTGCTGTGTGCTAGCTTCAACATCAATAGGCATAAGAATATCTTCAGCAGGGCGGGGCTGCGACCTTACCCATATGCCTTTTGTAAACAATGCCAATAAATCTACTGGCATTTAGTTACCACCGTACCTTATAACGTCACCATTTGAATCGGTATCAATATTGATTTGGTACTGCTCTTGTAAATTCACAAGGCTCCAATCTGGTGCGCTGTCCTTTTTAATATCAACCTGAATCACACTTGGATTTACAGGGTTGTTAGCTGTTCTACGCTGGTTCTTTTCTTTGAGACCTTGCACTTCTGTTTTAAGATTTTGAATACTGTTGTCAATTACTTCTAGATCTGCAGAAATACTGGATGTTCGTGTATCAACAATACTAAAAGCTCGTCTAACGGGTGTGCCTCCGTTATCCCAAATAATTACAAAGTCTGAGTTATCGTCTAAATCAAGATTTACACCGTAAGTACCGCCACCAAGATCTATAACTCCTAGTATTGTACGCGGAGCTACTTCTACACCCAGATTATTCTTGACTGTATAGCCAACTGTAGTCAGCCCCGCTTGGGAGCTGCCCAGAAGCCCAGCCAGAAATACTCTCATTATGTTAGATTCCTTTTCCCATAATAACCTAGAAAAGGTAAATAAGCCTATATAGATAGTATCAGATATCTAGGTAAAAGAGAGGGGGTAGGGTTACCCCTACCCCCTCCGTGTTATCTAGGCTTAGACGTTACCGGTGAAAGGAAGTGACAGGTAGCCGAGCTTCATGCCTGCAACTAGGTCAGCAGCGCGGACCTTGATGGAGGTAGAAGTGGCGTTGTTGTTGCCGATTTCGAAGTAGAAGCCGTCGTTGTTGGGTGAAGCAACGGTGCCGCTGTCGGGAAGCTGGAAGTCGGTGTCGACGAATACGATCAGGTTACCAACACCAACCTTGAAGGAAGGAACGGTGAGGGTTACGAGACCGTCGACTGCACCGCTGATATCGTCGGCGAGGATGGTGTAGCTGTTACGGCCAACCTTCCAATCGTTAACGGCATCAACAGCTGCATCTAAGTCAGCAAGTGCGCCCTGGACATCAGCAGCATCGATTACGGCTAGGTTGGTATCATCGAAGCTGATAGCGGTAGCAGCATGTGCACCTTCAGCATCGGTGATGTGGGCGTAGAGGGCGGCATCTAGGTCAGCAATGGCGTTCTGTACTTCAGAGGCATCAACGTACTGGAGACCAGCATCGTTGAAGCTGATTGCTGTAGCAGCATGGGCGCCTTCGGCATCAGTGATGTGAGCATAAAGAGCAGCGTCGAGGTCAGCAATAGCATTCTGAACTTCATCAGCGTCAACATACTGTAGACCGGCATCAGCAAAGCTGATTGCGGTTGCAGCGTGTGCACCAACAGCCTGATCCTTGTGAGCCTGTAGAGCAACGTCTAGATCAGCGATGGCTTCCTGAACGTCATCAGCATCAGTGTTGTCCAGACCAGCAGCAGCAAAGCTGATGGCGCTAGCATCGTGAGCATCGGTGGCGTTGGTGATGTGGGCATTGAGGGCTGCATCGAGGTCAGCAATTGCTTCCTGAACATCATCAGCGTCGGTGTGAGCGAGACCAGCAGCAATGAAGCTGATTGCAGAGGCGTCGTGAGCGTCAACAGCGTCATCTAAGTGGTCCTGTAGAGCGCTACCGGCTGAACCTAAAGATGCAGCTAGTGCATCTAGAGCATCAGCAACGGTTGTGGGATCTGGATCTTCCCAGTCAGCAGCAACGGCAGGGGTGTAAGCAACGGAACCAGTGATGGTGCCGGAAGCGTTGATGTCAACAACGGCTAGATCGTTAACTTGGAGGTCAACGAGTGCACCCAGGCTGACGCCGTCAGCCTGAACGAAAGAGGCAAGGAACTTGTCGTTGGCTTCATCCCAGACTAGACCAGCGAAGTCACGCTTGGCGCCAGCAGCTGCAACGTTACCACGTTCAATTACGAAACCAGCATAACCGCTGGGTAGAGCAACACCAGCAGCGTTGAGGTCAGCGCGGTTGAGCTGGATTAGCTTGTCAGCGATTTCAACAACGGTGGAGTTAACGGTGGTGGTAGTGCCGTTGACGGTCAGGTCACCGGTGATTACAACGTTGTTTGAGAAGGTACGGTTACCGGCAATGGTAGCCTTGAGGTCTAGACCGTTAGCGCCAACTTCTAGAGCATTAGCAGAAGCTAGCTTGATACCAAGAGCGTTGGTAGCAATTTCTAGACCCTTGTTAGCTGCTAGGTTTAGCTTGAGGTCATTGTTGACGCCGTCGAGAACGATTGCACCACCGGAATTAACAACATCAGCATTGAACAGTGAAGCCTTTACGCTATTAGCGCGTAAAGACTTATAAGCAAACGCCTGATTAAGAGACATTTGTTTATTCTCCTCCCCTTTACGGGATTTAAGCGGGCAAGATTTGAACACCCACCCGGGTGATCGACTCTAATTATTCTAAGTGTACAACTATCATGACATAGAACTTTGCCTAGATCTAAACAAAATTCTACACCATAATTGGTTATCTGGCTTAGTTATCCCGGATCTATCGCGCTAGAAAGAGGAAAAGGTAATGCAAGTATCTCAAAGGTTTCTCCGCCTTCTGTAGGGTCAGTTAGACGGATATGCGTACTGTCTAGTTCAATATAGGATTCACCAAGCACCTGCTTTACCGTGTTACCCCAGAAAATCAAACTGTTTGTACCAGGGGTGTAAGCTACCCCCTGCTCTGACAAATCAATGTCTGTGACCCCTGCAGGCATGCTCTGGACATAAAACCGCTTTGGGGTAGCCGACCGGGTATTGACCAAATCGGTTTCAAGAGTAGTTACCCGTTCCAGGAGCTGTGCGATGACTTCATCGTAATCTGGAATGAACGGAATATTGATACTTGGTGCCATGTATTACGAACCTTATTTCTAACCTGGTTCTGCGTTTGCCTTGCGAGCTGCATGATCTTTCATAACAGTATCGCGCAGCTCAAGCTGGTTTGCAAATACTGGTAATAAATCTAGTTTTGCGTGTTCGCATAGTGCTTTTACTTGTAGCATAAGAGCTTTAATTTGCTCGTTAGAATCAAATCTACTAGCAGTTTCTTCCGATACTTCAGAGTAGGTATTAGTATTAGTAATCCACACAAAATTTTTAGATTTATCTAATTTCTTTAACATCTACTATAATTTCCTCTGGAAATAAATATCCTTTTGCCCAAGGATTTTCTCCATTTAAGCAAAAATTAAATACTGGTTTTAACTCTTCCTGTGTTGGATTACTACCAAGCTCATTATGAAAAATTTGTATGTAATTATAGTCTTTATCTAAACTATTTGTATTTTCTCTTGTAACTATTTTTATACCTGTATCTAGCCATGAAGTAGTACCTACTGGTAAGTATGCTAATAACAAATTTCTAGGGTAGTCGTAGTTAATTCGGTAATCTTTTATTTTATACATTTCACTTACTTTATATACATACAGTGAAATTTCTGTTTCATTCAATAAACCTACTATTATTGCTAAATCTTCCTCACCGTAAGTACTCCTAAAATAGTTATGTTTTAAATTAAGCACTATTTCCTTATTCTCTAAAAGTATATTTAAAACTTCTTTTTTTAAATCTATTTTTGAATGAAAGGGTTTAGTTACCTTAGCGTGGGTTCTAACGTGAGATAAAATCATTACTTTAACTCCAACCAGTTCCACTAGGTGCAACTGCACCAGGCTCAAGCAACCATACACTTATAAAACAAAATGAATTAGGATTAGAACCAGAAGAATTTGTAGTAATTTTATCACCTCTTCTAACACCAACTGTATAGTTAATGGTAACTATACCCCCATCGCCTACAGTATCATTTGTCATTGCTCCGATAACAGTCCATTGGTCACTAACTGAAATTGTCCACTCAACATCAATTAAATTATCACCTGGGGGTGGAGGACCTTTATCAAATCTAGTTGAAAGTACTTTAAAAACAGATAGTCTAGTGTAACCCTGTAGCTGTTCTCCCCAGTATTCAACTGGGTGCGAAGCTGGGTGCGATACTTCCTGGATACTAGGGTAATTATCTCGTTTATACGTTGATAAGCTATCTGCTATATTTGCTCTACTAACTGTTAATCCAGCTGTACCGTCAACCAATCCGTCGGCTAGTGCGGCCCTATCAACATAGGTTCCAAGGTACTTGTCGGTATTTGCAACCCACCTTAAGTAACCACGTTGTGTTGCAGTACCGTCTTGCCAAGACGTTGCATCCCAGTTAGTGCCACCCCCGCTAGGGTGGTTGTTAAACGTCCTGATAACCCAGGCCCAATCCTTGTTTCCATCCTCTTTTATATCAGATACAACAAATTCAGGTATTCCACCAGAGTAGTTAGTACCCCCGATACTACC